CTTCAGCAGTACCAATTACACCAGCTGGAACTCCTGTCGGTGTGTTTTGACTTGGTGCTGATAAATCGATCTCTCTTGCAACTACACCTGCGCTTTTAAAAACTCTTTCTGCCATTATTTTTCTCCATTTATCTTTAAATATCTATTAGACAAAACTTACACCAGAATTTGTAACAATAAAGTCAATCGCTATAAATTCTACAGCTCTAGTTGGAACTAGTACGATTCTACCATTTAATCTATTTTGTTCAGCATCTTCTGCTGTGTTATTTGATGCGTCCATCACAACTCTAAATGAGTTAATGCCTTGCTGAGTTTGAATTGCTGATAGCAGTGGTGTTACTTGTTTGATAAACCTACTTCTAGTTGCAGCATTATTCTGCTCAAAAACTATTTTATTAGCTACATCACTAACTAGCCTTTTTACTTCAAGCAACATTCTTCTCACGTTAACGCGATCTAGGGATGACTTAGAGAACTGTAAAGTCTTTTGACCAAAGATAACAAAGCCACCTTGCGGAAAGTTTGATATAGGGTTAATTCTGGCCTCGTAAAGTGTATCTCTGTCACCTGTTGTAAGTCTAGTTGCTGTATTGCTGACAAAGTCTAAAGCGCCTCTGTTAAATCCAGCCGGTGCGAACCATGGGTAAGCAACTGCGTCATTATAAGCAATCGCACCTAACGCGGCAATTGAAGCAGGTACCTTGACTAGTCTTCCGTTAGTATCATCAGTTAATGTCACATTAGGGAAATAAGTAGCTGCAAAATTATTATCAACACCTCGACCATCAAATTTTTCTGATGTTATTCTTACACTTGGTGCAGTTGTTGCATCATCGTATAGTCTATTTTCGTCATCGTCATAATTTTCTAGATCCATTAAGTAAATTGCTTTGCCATAAGCTTTAGTTCTGTCAGCAGCGTGATCTGTTACGAAACTATCTCTAATACCAGGTATTGCTAGAATGTTGATTCTAGATGATAATTCGTCTGTTATGATACTAGTAGCAGCACGATACGATGCAACAATATTGTTGTGAAGACCAACACCTGGAGCGGAAAAACTATTTAAATTAACATGACTAGCATTACCAGACACAGCTTTTCCTCCGGCATCACCAGAGCTAGCTCGATCATTCATTTTTCTAGCATCTTTATCTAAGATGTTAAGACCATCAAAACCACCATGAAACACATTTGTAAACTTTAAATAGTTAGTAAAACGATTAAAGTATTTAGAAGGATTAACTCCCGTGTTAAAAGAAGCCAACGATCCGAAAGTAATTCTATCTGTTAACACACCATCACTTAAATTATAAGTGTTTGCATCAGGCTTACCATTCCTTACATAAACAGCATTTAACATATGATCGTCAGCAGAGCCTGATATGCTTGTGTCACTTACTGTTCCTTCATTATAGAATGCCACTCTTGCTAATGTAAATTTATTATTGTTAAAAGTGTCTGCATTTTCATTTTTAGTCAAAACATTTAATTTTTGTATTCCTAATAACTTTGTGTAAGAATTAATTATTTCATTAAATCTTCCGCCACCGTTTGTCATTAATGCAGCTTGCGAAACACTTGAAGAAAGAGGTAACATTGTGTTTTTCACGCCCCAGTAAATCCTAGGATCTGCAACCTCAGAACTTCCAGCATCTCCAAAGAAACTTCCGTCTTGTTTTGTTTTACCTCGAGTAGTTTTTATTGTAAAAGGGACTGGTGGCACTATTGCAGCTAAAAGTCCAGCATCTGCAATAGCAACACTTCCTGTCATCCTGTGTGATGTACCAGTATCTGTTAATTGATCATTAGTAATTAAACTTGGTAGGCCTCTAAATCCAAAAGGAAGTGCAGACTCAGGAATATTTCCGAATGTGTTAAAATCTGCATTCATAACAATTCTAACATATTGTGACCTATTAGGAAATTTACCGCTAACCATTAGTCTTCTTTCATCGTCTGATAAGGCATCAAAATTATAGTATACTTTATAATCACCAATTTTCTTAGCAATGTAATTTTCATCTTGAGGATTCAATGTACAGTTTGCAAATTGTTCCAATATTCTAGAAGAGATATCATCATCAAAATAGTCTCTTATCTGAACTGTAAAAGTTCCATATTTATTTAGTGGATCTGTTGATCTTTTAAGGTCAGCAATAGAAACTTTAACTTGTCTGTTTGATCCGTGACCATCATCAATTGTTTCAAAGTGAAAAAGATCATACTCTTTATCACCGTAAGGCTGGGATATAAAAGATGTCGTCTTTGCATTTGAGTATCTTGTATCAAATCTTCCGAAGTTATCAGCGTGTGTTGTTGTACTTCCAGAAAGCAGTGCAACTGTATCATTAGCTGCATGATATTTTACTCTAGCTATACCTGGTTCTATTGGAAACTCGCCATAAAGCAAGTGTCTTTCTGATTGGAAATTATCCGGGTCTTTATTAAGAATCTTACCTATGTAGTGATCACTATTCAAGTCTAATGAAGCCGTAAATATTTTTATCCCTGCAATGTTTTCTTGTGTATTAAAAGAAGAACCATCTGATGATGATAAAACCAACTTAAATGTACCTTGTTCTTTAGACCCATCGTAAGATTGTATCTTGACACCGTTTGATGCAGCATTAAGACCTTGAATAGCACTATATGATTGATTATGATCAAGAATTTCCATTCTTGTACCTGACGCTAAGAATATCATCCCTCTAACTACATTAACTTCTGATGCTGACGTTGTGAAAGAGTCATTATCTGAAAAAATAGGGTAAGCTTCGCCTTCTAATCCTGCCTCGTGTATTTGATGCTTTCCTGCTAAAAATTGAACATCTCCTGCACTGTAACTTGGCGGCCCAGGGTTTGGGGTGGTCGTACTAGCCAAAACTCTTTTAATTCTAAATCCAGCATTTTCAACCGTGCCTTGTGTCTCAGTTGTACTAATATGACCACTAGTGCTATTAGCACCTGCACCTAAAACTCTAACATATGTTAAAGCTGTTCTATGTTTTAAAAACTCATTTACTGCATAAGGACCGTAACTATCTGCGTCCAACTCACCAAACTTTGCATTAAAGTCTGCAATAGACCCAACTGTGACAGGAACAAAGGCCGGCCCTTTCTGAGCTGTACCTATAACCCCAGCTGGTGTCCCAGATATCTGTGCGCTACGTTGCGTAAGATCTACTTCTTTCTCAAAAAATCCGGGAGATTTGAATGTTTGCTCTGCCATTTATGTCTCCTATATATTTACATAACAGGTATAAGTATCGTTTAAAAGACTAATTATCTCACTCATATTGCGTTTCTATCTTTTTGACCAATAATTGTGAAGCAACTGTTTCTCCGCTTCTTTGATCTCTAGTTAGTATTTTTGAAAAACCTACTTCTTGTTGACCGGTAAAGGGATTGATTATTGATTGAGTTATTTCCTCGCTAGACTGGCCTCTAAACAATTCTCCTTTAATATCTTCTTTAGATGATATATCGTTAAGAATGAAATTATTTATATCTCTCTGGCTTTCTTCTTCTCTTTTGACTATTTGTGATGTTGATGTGTGATATCCAAACTCAATATTCGGCGCTGAAAATACGCTTCTAACTTGGCTAGGTATACCCGGGTGTCTAGGGTTTAAAACATAGCCTACAACAGTTAACGATATTGATGATTTAATAATACGCTCCGAATTAGTATATTCAGTAAAGTTTGTATCAGAAGAGAAAGTTTGAGAACTAGCTGCAACATACTCATAGCCTTTTTCAGATTTAAGTAAAAATTCTTTAGACTGTGCAGGAAATCTACTAAGATATGTCTCCTGAACTTGATTCATTTGACCCACATATTGACACCAGAAAGTGATATTATACTTAATACCAAATTGTCTAGGATAGGGAACATAAATGACTTCAAATATATTGTCCCCTAAAGCAGATTTAGATCCTAAATTAACTTGATTACCATTTTTACTAAATTGTATTGGCCCACCTTGCCTTCTGGAAGCTACTGTACCTAACACAGCTTCATTACCTGGGCTTATTAAGTTATCTCTTAAATGTCCTCTTGATGATACATTATCTTGATTTGCAAGATTAAGCTTGTTGATAATGTTTTGATAGTCTCTGTCATCAGCTGATAATCTTTTTTTAATAGCATAAGCAGTTTGATCTGGAACAGATATAGCAGACTTTCTTCCGGACAGATTACTAGAAAAATCTATTTCACCCCTGACTATAGATACGAGAGGTAAGATCAAAGTGTTGTTATCGTCTCTTATTGGTTGTTTTCGACGTGTTAATGCAAATCGCTCACCTGCTGCAAAAACAACAGGAACTTTTGTGAGCTCGCCGTTTGTTAAGACCTCAA